ATTTGACGGGCAATGTCTCTAGTGGTTGTGATTTCGATACAGGCGGAGACCATTTCGAGTGGGCTCCAGTGTTGGTGTTTGACCAAATATCGGATGAGTTTGTCCGACGTCTCTGTGTTGAGTTGATTCGATGGATTGGACACACGGGCACAATAAGCGATGAGTTCTTGTGCGTCATCAATCCCCATGCTAGCGAATTCTTCAGTTGGCTGGCTGTAACTAAGTAATCTAACATCCATTATTTATAACTTCTTTTTCTTTAAAAATTTTAGAGTGCTGGCTTCTATGTCTTTACGAACACGACTCGTATCCAATTTAAAATCTATGTTGTCTATACTGTCTTCATAGGTTTTAAAAAGTTCGTGGAGGTTCTTTTCAAACATAGGCCAACCTTCTTTTTTAGCCTTTGCTGTTACTTTTATTTCCCAAGTTTTGCCATCCTTAAAATTGACCAAAACGGTATGGAGATACCTAAGCGGTAACACATTTAAATGCACTTCACCGAATACTTCTGGCCAGTGTTCAATAACATCCTTGGGAAGAACTCTTCCCGTTTTTGTCATTTACACTTTTTTCTTGGTCGGAGCCAATTCCTCTGCTTTACGACGATAGTTAGCGGCTTCTTTTGCTAGCTTATCGGCTTGACTACGATACCATTTAGCTTCGGCTTCTGGACTTTCGAAAGAAGTTGGTTGATTAAGAGTAACGTCAGCTTGTACAATAGCAGGAGTTTCTGTGACTGTTGCTGTTTCTTTCTTATCATCTAGCTTTTTTTCTACGTTTTCTTTAAGACTTAAATCATCTACTGCTACACCGCGTTGTTCGGCAATAATTTGATTTAATTCACTTAAAAGAATACCAGATCCAGGAACCGGTGTCATCTCAATAGCTTGAGTTGGTGCTTTGATCAATCTGTTATTGGCGTGTAGCCAAGGTAACATACGTGAACCATCTGGAAATTGTGTACGGTCTAACGCTTCTGCTAGCTCGTAAGAACTTTGTCCAGTACCACTTTCTACTAAATTGATAAGAGCATCGTGATAAATGTCGGGCATGTTCTCTGTTGGAACAATTAGACAACTATATGCTTCACCGGGTAGTGTACGATATGCTACAACACATTTCTTGTTAGTAGCAATAACACGACCTACGTGTTTGAGTTCTTGGGCCATATTAAGCTCCTGCTGGTGGTGCTGGTGGAGTTGCTGGTGCGGCTGGTTGGGCAGATTGTTGAGATGCCACTGTTTCTAAAAATGTAGTTAGTTTAGTATATGTTTGACCAACTGCTACCATTTCATTTGGTTTAAATGCGCCACGTGAGCTAGCAATATCAATGATAACTTTCATTGCGTTAAGATCGTTAATTGTTAGATCGGTGCTTGGGGTTTCTGCGCCTGGCGCTTGTTGTACTGTATCAGTCATAGTATCTCCTTTTGTAAAGTACGTATATAATTTATCTCGTCTGTAAAAAAGGACAGGCAATTGTGAAGAAACTGAGTTCTTTTTCGCTTTCAAAACCAATGCGTGTAGTATACACAATAGTATTAGTATTATCTAAGGTAATTCCCTGTCCTATATAATACCTATTATTTAGATTCTTCTTAATCCAAGAGTCGATAGATTTGACAAAGTTAGGGTTATATTTGTCTAATTGTGTATATTTAAAATGAGGGCAGGCAAACTCAACCCTCCGTAGATCAAAATAATCTAAAGGATTGGGCTTGCCATTCTTTAGTGCCATTACGCCGCCTCTGTAGCAAATTCGTAATAAGCATATTCTCCAAAAGGTGGAACAATCTTATCATTGCCATGGATGATGAATACTGTATCGCAGTAGTTTTCATCTCCCCAGCTACCCCAAGGATAGCCATCTGTAAACATAATAAACTTCTTAGGCTGAATATCATTTTCCTTCATGTATTCCCAGTTGGCATCGAACTCGGTTCCGCCACCGCCCATAGGCTCGTAGCTATCGAACTCGTCAATATTGTAGCCATCAAAGTCTGCTTCATTGTACACTTTGGTATCAAAACACCATACTTTGATCTTAAAGTCTTTATATTCTTCCATGATACCTTTGATCTCTGTTAAGAAATCTTTGGCTTGTTCATCACCAATACTACCTGACATGTCAATTGCTACACAAATATCAATTGTCTCTTGAAATTGGGTTCCAGGCAATACAGCACTCATGTGCCAGCCCTTGCGGTTAGGACGCATAAATGAGTAGTCATTCTTGATAGTGCTTTGGATTTGTTGACGCAGAATTTCACGCCAATTCATCTTAGGCTCTATTAATTCTTTAATCATGCGTTGTACACTAGCAGGAGTGTTACCAGCACCTGCGGCCTGTGCAGCCTGCATAGTAGCTTCGCGTATCTCATCACGAATCTGTTTCAATTCTTCTTTAGTATATTTAGGCTGTCCGTCTTTACCGTTCTCGCCCCAGTCAATGTGGTCATCCAATAATTGACCCAATTGATTGAGCTCTTCTTCGTCCATTTCGTCAAAGATTTTATCGTAGACTTCTTCGGCACCCATGCCGTAGTATTTTGGATCATGGAAGATTTTAATACCTTCAATATTGTGTTCGCCAATGCGGTCACGAACTAATTGTCCATTTACACAATAGTCTGCGGCAATGTTAAAAATGCGTGGATTACGATGATCTCTACGACCCATGTGATCAAACACATTATGTAAAATTTCGTGAGCAATAACAAACTCAACCTGCTTAACTGTAAGCGGTTCAAAAAATTCTCGATTAAAGTAAATTGTACGACCGTCTGTTGCGGCTGTGCCCATCCATTCGGAGCCTTCTTCGATTTTTAAGCGTGTAGCTAAGTTACCAAAGAAAGGATGGCGAAGTAGTAGACCCACACGGGCTACGATAATTTTGTCGATAATTGGATCTGAGTGTGACATGAATGCTCCTTTACTGTATGTATATATTATAACACCTCCCGAAGGAGGTGTCAAATAGTACTAAATCAATTACTTTTCAGTAGCCTGGGCAATAAAGCGTCCGTATTTGGCATGGAAATCATCAAAGCATTTGATTTCATCTGGGTCCAATGGCAACTTGTAAGTGCTCAAAGCCAATTTAGTACCCATAATAACCAATTCAGTTTCAAAGTTATTCATCATGAACTCAAAGAAGTTATTAACTTGCTCATTCCAGTTTTTAGCTTTCTTTTCGCAAGAATCTTTCAATTCGTAGCACAATGACACAGTCAAAGAATACATAGCTGAAATTTCTTTAGACTCCATCTTCTTAACTTTACCAGTCAAAATGTCTGTAGGATTAGGCATTTTAGACGCAACTTTACGGTGAGCCATAAAGCTGATAGCTAAACCTTCGCCAACAGAACCTGATACCAAATCAGTTAGTGTGTCGGTATCGACGTCATCATCTGTAAGCAATTCGCTAACAAACGACCAAGAGCGTGGAGTAGCAAACGCACGTGAACTAGATTTTGGATCAAAATCGTACAAGCTCTTCTTAGAGAAGCTCAAAAAGCCTACAACATCTTTGTGGACTTTGTTTTCAACAGCCCAGTCAAAGTAGTCGTCCCAGTTAACAGTCATTTCTAAGTGAACGAAACGGTTAGCAAGTGGAGCAGGCATACGGAATGTAACACCTTTGTCAGTTTCACGATTACCAGCCGCTACCAACACGACATTGTCTGGCAAGTGATAAGTGCCTACACGACGATTCAAAATCAACTGATAAGCCGCGGCCTGTACACTAGGAGCCGCACTATTCATTTCATCTAAGAAAAGAATAATTTGCTTGTGTTGTTTTGCCATTTCTTGGCTTGGCAATTCCGAAGGAGGAGCCCAACGCATTGTGTTATCGTTGGAATCGAAATATGGAATACCTTTAATATCAGTAGGTTCCCATAAACTCAAACGAACATCGATTACGTGAGCATCGAGCTCAGTACCGAGTTGTTTGATAATGTCTGACTTGCCAATTCCGGGAGGACCCCAAAGGAAGATTGGACGCTGATTTTTAAAAGCCTTACGCAAAGACTTTTTAGCACCGCTAGGGCCCACTGTACGGCTACTAATTTCTGGCATGTTATTTCCTATCTTAGTTAAAAAAATACGTTGTTGAATTAACTCTGTATGTATGTATTATATAGGAAACCGATAATAGTGTCAACTATTATCCTGCGCGGCTAACTCTTTTTCTCGCTCATTCATTGCTTTTATTATGCCAAATTTTCTGATGTCGTCACTAAACAACATTAGCTCAAAACTCTTGCGTTCTGAAAAGACAGTAATTGACATTGGAGTTAGATAGTATGGACAATCCACATATCTTTCCAAAAATATAATTGTTTGGGGACTAAGTTCAATTGGTTCGGTAAACGGAATTTCGTATTCTCTCAAATCCAATTCTTTTACCAAAAATTCATAACCATCTTCGCTCAATCGAAAGTTATTTTGTTTACCTGCTCTAGTACTTTGCCACCATTTACGACTAAACAATTTGATGTTAGCTTCATCCATACTTTTACCCCACTGTTGTAAAAATATTTTGGTAAGCGTATCTCTGTTTATCATTTTATAATAGTGCCTTGAGTTAGCATAACAACTTGGAAGTCTTCTGTTCCAAATGTTAAGTTTAATTTCTTAGCAAGATTATGAGCGTGTCCCGGATTACTAAAAGAAACTTTCTTATATTTTGGTCCGGGGTAAGAGGTTAGGCTATTAAAACTTTTTAGGTTAAAAGGCTCGTTCTTATAGAATACGGCCCAAATAGCTTCGGCTTCTAAAATCTGTTCAGATTTATAAGTTTTTTTGTTAGTATGCTCTAACAATACTTTTGGTTTAGGTCTCGACATAATATACGTATCCAATTAACTACGTATATTTATCCTTAATTGTCCTTAAATCCACCGCCGTCTACAGCAACTGATATTGGCTCGCTGTCTATACTGCGTTTTAGACTGTTAAACATGGTTTCATAGTCTTGTCGCATTTGATCCATGATTTCAATAAAGGCTAGATTCATTAGTCTAGCCTGTTGAATTGGAATCTTTATTTCTTTGCTTTGACTTAACTCTGCCGCCCTTACTATTTGAGCAAACTGCGTAATTGGGCTTAGATTAATCGTATTTGACATTAGACAATACCTGTTTCATCTCTATCTCAGTCTTAAAAGGGCCTTTATATTCGTTACGTTCTAATGTAATAACTTTAGGACAAAACGATTTAACCCACCCCTTATTAAATTTAATAGTATAGTAACCGGCACAATAAAGACTTTTACTAGCATTACTCTTGGTAAATAGAGGTAATTTACGTCTTACATCATACATACTGTTATATGGTCGAACGCTAGTAGGATATCCGTGGCAGTCATTAGGCTCGGACTGGGTAACTTTAACTTTTGTACTAGTTAAAAAGAATCCTTCTCCAAATTGCTTGGTTAAGTCTTGTTTTTTGTTAAACATTACTTCACCATTTGTATTGCTTAATACAAATTTGTTGTTTTCTTTCTTGTGTAGTGTTGCGATCTTAGAGCCGTCCTGCTCTACTATCCAAAACTTACCATCCACTATAGGCTTGGCGTGTATTTCGGTCATATTATTCTCCTTACACCCCGTAAATTTATTTGGGCATGTTGTTGCGTACATACAATCTGTATCATACATATATTTCTCCTTTTATTACTCTACCCCGAAGGCGTTGGAATAATGTATGTATTTATCTCTCAATTATCGAGATCCATTGTGGTCCACTCTTGTACTACAGCAAGCATGTCATCTTCTGTTGTACATAGAATCTTAGCTGTCTTCCATTCGCTTTCATCATCACGCCCGCCTACTTCTACCATAAATCCGTTGTCATAACGGTTAATGGTAATTGATTCGTTTACTTTTGCTAGTTTAGTTAGATATGCCATTTAGTTCTCCTTGATATTTGGCTTGTAATGGTTCTGCGTATGTCTGAATATTATCGGCAATTTTCTTCATATCCCAAGCGTTGCAGAATTTAAGCATACGTATGCCTACTTGGGTTACATCTTTAGGAACCGCATTGGTAGCGATTGTTTCCTTAATTTTTTGTTTTATATCGTCAGGTTGTGCTGTTAAGTCACATAGTTTGACATTACGTTGGTAATCTTCTAGTACACGGTGTTCTTCGCCATTATGGTCAACCCATCTCTGCAACATGAGATTGTTCCACGCAAATCCTTTGGCTTTA